TGAAGGCTTACGTGCTTGGTTAGCACCTGCCGACCAACCACATGAAAACTTCATCTTCCCAGAAGAAGTATTGCCTAGAGGAAATGCTCTCTAAACCACTTTCTAAACTGTCCACCACCTCATTGACTGGGGTGGTTTTTTATTGTATAATGACTACAGGTAAAACAAACACATGAAACTCTGGATGCTTGGTAATCGTCTTACTACTGAGTTGTATGAACGTGAAAGATTTAATGAAGAAGCAGAAAAATCTGGTATTGATTTCACAGTAGCATTTGCTGATGAAATTGATCTTATCGTTTCCAGAGATGACCGAAAATCTATTCGGTATCGTAATGATGTTGTTTCTCTTCCAGATTGTCTACTTGCGAGGACTGGAAGTGGTACTGGTTACTTTAACCTCAGTGTTCTCAGACAATTTGAAAGGTTGAATGTATTGACTTTACCAAATTCAAATTCAATTGAGGCATCAAAGGATAAGTTATATGCGAGTCAAATCTTGGCTCAAGCAGGACTTCCTATTCCTAAAACGATGCTTACAAGATTTCCTTGTAAAGCAGAAACTGTTGAGAAACAAGTAGGATTTCCTTGTGTAATGAAGGTTGTGACTGGTTCTCATGGTGCTGGTGTTTTTCTTTGTGAAGATGCTAAACAGTTTGAGGATTTGTCTGAACTTATTTCTTCTTTAGATTCTAAAAACTCTATGATTATTCAAGAATATATTAAAGAATCGGAAGGTAGAGATTTGCGTGTGATTGTAATTGGAGGTAGAGTTGTCGGTGCGATGCAACGATCTTCTACAGACGGTTCATTTAAAGCTAATATTTCCCGTGGAGGTCAAGGGAAAGCATATGATGTTGACGACGAAATGGAAATGCTTGCCATTCAAGTTGCAAAAGTTCTTGACCTTGATATTGCTGGTGTTGATTTATTATTTCACAGTGACGGATACCGAATCTGTGAAGCAAACTCCTCACCAGGATTTGAAGGATTTGAAAAAGCATTAGATATTAATGTTCCCCAAAAAGTTTTTGACTATGTTAAACTTAGATGTGGAGGATAAACTAGAAGACCTTTACAAACAAACTGAAGAATGATATACTAAGGACCTACGAGTCCTTTTTTTATGTTGACTATTACAAATTACCTGACAGCATTTTGGACCGTCGTAGTGATGAACTGTATTCAACCAGCCAATTGGCAATACTGTTATCGTATTGATCAATGGTTATTACCAGATCTTTATCAGGGTGCTCAAATATACCTTGACAAAAGAATGGATTTCTTGTATAAATCAGAACGGGAGTACCTAAAAGATAAATGAAAATTTTCCTAGACACAGCAGACACAGAACTTATTCGCAATTATTTTGAGACTGGACTAGTTGATGGTGTCACAACTAATCCATCATTGATTATGAAGTCAGGACGAGATCCTGAAGTCGTATATCAAGAGATCAAAGACATTGGTGTGCAAGACATCAGTATGGAAGTCATGGGTGATGCTCAGACTATGTTGGATGAAGCAATCCGACTGGTTGATAAGTTTGGTAGTGTGAGCACAATTAAACTTCCTATGACCCGTGATGGTCTAAAAGTCTGTAAGGAACTCTCTAAAGAGAAGGTTCGTACCAACGTCACATTGATCTTCTGTGCTGCTCAGGCAGTCCTAGCAGCAAAGGCTGGTGCAACTTATGTCTCACCATTTGTAGGCCGATTGGATGATAAGTCAGTGGCAGGTCTGGAGGTTATACGATCTATCTCCGAACTCTATCGGATCCATCGTATGGAAACTCAGGTTCTTGCTGCTTCGATCCGCAATGTTCAACGTGCAATTCGTTCCTGGTATAATGGTGCTGAGATTTGCACAATGCCACCAAATGTATTTGATGGAATGTATGATCACATTCTGACTGATGCTGGTCTTGATATTTTTGATCGTGATGCTGCTAAAATTGTAAAGCAATGACTCAACTAATTGATTCTGCAGACCCACAATATTTCACACAAACCTCTGACGGTACATATGACCGCCATACTTACAAGTTAACTGTACCTGGATATAATTCTATAGTAATTGAAGACTATGAAATTCTTCGGGCAGTATGGTTTGAACAATGCAGAAACTTCAAAGGTTGTAAGGTAGAAGTATTGGATGCAACAAAGAAATCGAATAAAGGATTTGGATGACTAAATAAAAACATGAGAGTTGGAACACTCTATATGCAAAGTCAAAATTACATTTAATAACTCTCTGGACAGCACCCTCTACGGGCCTGTCTTTTTTTTGTCCTTTTACTCGTATCGCATGGAACTTTACGCATCTCCTCAAGGATATCTCTATAACTTACACACTGTAAATAGAAAGGAAGCTAGAAAAATGTGGAGAAAGAGAATTAAAGATCAGTGGGATAATCAATGTGCCTACTGTGGTTCTATAGAAAATCTAACCATAGATCATGTAGTTCCAAAGTCAAAAGGAGGAACTAACTATACAACAAATGTTGTTTGCTCTTGCCTATCATGTAATGGATCTAAAGCAAATGCAGAGTGGCAAGAATGGTATTTAAATCAAGAATTTTTCCAGGAAGTAAATAAACGAAAAATTCAGGACTGGATAGGACATCAAGAGGACGGTAAAGTCAAGTTATATCAATATAAACCTAGAAGAAATTTTATCCCAGGAGTAGCATAATCCTATATAAAAATTGAATGTGTAATTAGGAGTCTAAATTATAGACTCCTTTTTGTTGCATATTAAAAAATATCTGGTATAATTATACTGTTTGGAGGAATTCTATGTACACAATTTATTCAAAGCATGGTTGTCCATATTGTGACAAAATTAAGCATATTATGGAACTTGCAGAACAGAAGCATGTTGTTTATCAACTTGGACTCGATTACACTCGTGAAGAATTCTACACGATGTTTGGAAATGGTTCTACCTTTCCTCAAGTAGTTCTTAATGCCGATGATGATGATTCAGTTAAACTTGGTGGTTGTACTGAAACAGTTGCATATCTAAAGGAGCAGAAAGTAATCTAATGAAACAAAAATTAGCAGAAGTCTATGTCCTTATTGAAGGTGCTGTATATGATGCGTTTTTGAGACAGAACTTAAATTTAAGGTTATATGATTATTTAAAACAAAATAATTTTACCAGAGATGATTTAGGTGAGATATTAGATAGTTCAAGTGCTAATAGTATCTCATCTATAAGTTCAGAACTTAGTGATTACCTTGAAGGTGGTTCTGATAATGAACATAAGCAGCTTCGTGAAGCATATGGATATCTATCAAAACCACTTGCAAGAAAAGTGAAAATATATTTGGACAGCATATTAGATGATGTAGTAAGGTATAGAAATGACAAGGGAAAAGGGATCCGAAAAAGATCTAAATAAGAAAGATATCCGCGTTGACCGTGGATTGGAACTTATGTTAGAATCTGGGAGGGAGATCGTAAAACCACAAGAAAAAGCATTTGAATTTAAAATTAAGTTGTTTAAGTTTGAAATGACTTTGGAAATAAAAAAACGTTCTCAGGGAGAGTATCCATGCAAGCAGCAATCATAGCAATCAGCATCGTGCTAGGAATATGTTTACTAGCACTCGGTTTAGTTATTGGATTTCTAGTGAAAGAGAACTTATATTCCTATAAGGGATATACACACCCAGAGATGTTTGACCAAAATGGTAACATCCTACCAGATGAAATTTTAGCAGTACGATTTGAAAACAGTTATGACGACTACTACGAAAAAGAAGACGACGACGACAGCTCTTCCTGAACTTCCAACAAATGCTTTTATGCATGAAATTCTTGAGGTAGTTTCTAAGCAACGTAGTAATGCGAAGAAAGTGGAGGCACTCAAAAAGTATGATTGTCTCCCACTCAAGAGCATTCTGATTTGGAACTTTGATGAAAGTGTAATCTCGTTGCTTCCTCCTGGAGAAGTTCCATATGGAAATCTTAAAGAGGATGTGACAGCATCTGGAAACCTATCAGATAAGATTAGAGTATCTTCACAGACACAAAATTCTATTGCCGAAGAATCTCAACGGGCAAAGAAAACTTCTATACGAAAAGAATCTACAAAACTTTATAATTTTGTGAAAGGTGGTAATGATTCTTTATCTTCTATCCGAAGAGAAGTAATGTTTATTAATATTCTTGAAGGTTTGCATCCTGAAGAGGCAGAAATTCTTGTTCTTATTAAAGATGGAAATTTATCTAATAAGTATAAAATTTCTTTTGATAATGTAAAGCAGGCATATCCAGACATTACTTGGGGAGGACGTAGTTGAAATTTATTATTATTCATGAGGACTGTGATCCTAAACTAGCAGAGGATACATCTCTACCAACCAATTCATATATGGTAGAGTATGTTCTTGATAAAAAAATCCATTATGATATTGTAATGGCAAGTAAAAAAGTGGATATCTTTGATCATTATTATGATCTTTATAGATATGATCTACTAACCTTCAATCAAACTGAAGGAAGAATTAGACCTAACTTGTATGGATACAAAGCACCAGAAGAAAAGAAAAAGAAATGAATAAAGGATTTGGTGGATTCTCTAATAATGAAATCGATGATTCCTATAATGGAAAAGCAAAGGTTACAATTGATCAACGTGAAGTTGATAAACTTATGAAAGAATATAAGGGTATCAAGAAGTACATGAGATCTACAGTGTTTGAAGTCAAGAAACTTGACGGAACCGAAAAATATATTAGCTCACTCATTGAGGAAGCAAAGGATATTGAAATTTAACTACAAAGTTTCTTGACAATCAGTCGAGATGCGTATATAATTTAAAAATATCAAACGCATTATTATGGAATACAAACCTTATAGTCCTGAGTGGCATAGATTACGTTATCTTAAAGATGCGATTGATAAATATCTTGATGACTACGTTGATGCAGAAGTTATCTTAGAAGATATTCAAACTATTCTTAAATATCGTTCTGAGAATGCTCTTGACGAGTATCAACGAGTTTCAGACCTACAGAAAAAACTGCGAGACTAACATGATATCTACTCAATACAGACTAAGACTAGAGTCTATTTGTAGATGTATCGCAAATAAAGAAAATGTCCCACTTGAGGACATGATCTGGGTAGAAAAACTAGCAAAATCTCATACACTTGCTAGAGATTGGTTGCAGAAGGCAAGACGCCAAGCAGCACAAGACATTGAAGAGGGCAGTATAGACGATTTTATGAATAGGATGGGACTAGGAGATCCCGACCCATCCAATCATAAAACGGGATTTGATAGTGCTGATGATATTAAAGATTGGTTTCAACGTGATAAACCTGACGACTGGAGACAAAGAGATTAATGGAAGTAATTATTGAAGGCAAAGTCAAAACTGTTTATCAGGGAGACGATGCTGATCGTGTCATCATTGAGTACCACGATAAGGTAACTGCTGGTAATGGAGAGGAGGAAGATTGATGACACACGAATACGATCTCACGGAACAATCTGACCTTGACATGTTAGATGAGGTTGATGGTGAGTATTACAACTGGGATCAGAATCACTCTGGTTATTTGTGGTTGACTGATGAATGTGTGGATAAGTATGGATTAGAGAGAGGTGTGGATGTTGAACCAATCGACTGGGAGAATCTTTATAAAGATGATGATTACTATGAGGAATATAAAGAGAGAGGATTAAAGTGGGATCTTTACATTCAACAGTATGCCTCAGTGCATGATAAGGACGGAAAGTATCTCCGTGATTGCACCTATGATGATTGGGAAGTATGTAAGGCAAATGGTATCAAAGAGGAGATGTTATCAGATCCAGGTTGTGAGGTTATGGGATGGTGTGACGGATGAAAGTAATTATTGAAGGTAAAGTTAAAACAGTTTATCAAGGTGATGATGCCCAACAAGTCATCATTGAGTATCATGATAAGGTAACTGCTGGTAATGGAGAGAAGGAAGATTATCCTTTAGGAAAAGGATCCCTCTGCTGTAGCATCTCATCCCTTATCTTTGAAAGACTTGCCAAAGAAAATATCCCAACTCATTACATGGATATGGTTGGTGCTAACAAGATGATCTGTAAGAAGGTAGATATTGTTCCACTAGAAGTTATCTGTCGCAATCGTGCTGCTGGATCTATTGTAAGAGAGACAACTTTGGTAGAAGGTGCTCCATTACCGCAACCGATTGTAGAGTTCTTTCTGAAGGATGATAGTAAGCACGATCCATTACTTACACCAGACCGTGTGCGTCTGATGGGATATGATCCTGAACCTTTCATTGAGATGACATTGCGGATTAATGATTACCTTCGTCAGATGTTTTACATTCTAGGTATTGATCTGGTTGACTTCAAGATCGAATATGGTTATGATGCTCATGGTGATTTGTATCTTGCCGATGAGATTAGTCCTGATAGTATGAGACTCTGGAAGATTGGTAGTGATGAAAGATTTGATAAGGATCTATTCAGAAACGATGAAGGTGATATCGTACCTGCCTATCGTGAGATCCTTGACAGACTACAACCCTTGGCAATCCAATGACTGAAGAACAACTTGACAAGATCCGTTTTAGATTTGGTGGAGACTGGTATGATACTTGGTGGTTAGCAATCAGTGAAAGATTTGATTCATTAAACTCATTAGCATCATGGGAACCAGACTTCTTTGAGCATATCAATCAAGGTTGGTTAGATATGTACTACACACCACCAAAGAAACAATCTATGGAAGAGTATATTAAATCCTTCCTTAACACTAACCCATACTACAACGAGAAGTACTACGGATATGAAGCACCACGTTCCTGATGAGATTAAAAAGAATGGTTTTGATTGCTTTAGAAGTTTGAATGCTGCTGAGAGAGCAGTTGTTATGTTTGGTGAGGATGAGTATCGTAAGTCATTAGACCTTGAGAATGATGATGCTCCCTGTTGGAAGATACCAAGTGGAGAATCAACTTGCTTTGTTGGTTGGAATCCTATGTGTATCCCTACAATGGATTACATCGTATGGAAACTAAAACGTCGTGAACAAATTGCCAAAGGTGAAATCATTGGATAAATTATCTAAAGAAGAAATGAGATCTAAGA